ATAGAGGAGTTAGAGAAATACGACCAGACAAGTGGCAAGAAGAAGTCTTAGAACACAAAGGTCACTTGGTATTATGTACAGGTAGACAAGTAGGCAAGACAGTAACCTTTGCTAGAAAGGCTGCTGATAAGATGATCGCTGAAAAGAACACTCATATAATTGTAGTATCACTTACAGAAGACCAAGCACAACTAATGATTGCTATGTGTCTCAACTACTTAGAACGTAACTTCAAACCTTACATAAGGAAACCCTATAGTAAGAACGTAACTAAGAACAAGATAGTCCTGAACAACGGCTCCCAAATACTAGCGAGACCTGTAGGTAATACGGGAGACGCTGTTCGGGGTTTTACAGGTGATGTCCTAATAGTAGATGAAGCTTCAAAGATGCCTGAACAGATGTGGGCTAGTGCTAAGCCTACTTTACTAACTACAGGCGGTGAAATATGGATGTGCTCAACCCCATTCGGTAAACAAGGCTACTTTTACGAATGTTTCCTCAATAAACACGATAGATTTAAGGTTTTCCACATATCAAGCGAAGAAGTCATACAAAATCGTGAAATATGCGAAACTTGGACAGCAGAGACTAGAAAAGAGGCTTTAAGACACTTAGACGAGGAAAAAGCGGATATGTCTACTCTACAATACGGTCAGGAATATTTAGGGCTCTTTTTAGAAGATTTGCAACGTTTATTCTCAGATAAGTTAATAGATCAAGTATGCACATCATCTAAACACGGGATTAACAATATGTATCCTAACTTTATGGGTTGCGACTTGGCGAGACTTGGTGGAGATGAGACTTCTTACGAGGTTATAATGAGGTTAGGACAGAAGAGCTTTAGACATATAGAGAGTATAACTGAAACTATGAAGCTAACAACTCACACACACGACAGAATACTAGAATTAAACAGACTTTATGACTTTAAGAAGATAGGAATAGACGCAGGAAGCGGGTCTTTAGGTGTAGGAATACTAGATTGGCTTATCAGAGACCCTAAGATAAGGAAGAAAATAGTAGCTTTAAACAACTTACAGCGTACTTTAGACTACTCAGGGGAACGATCTAGGCAATTATTAAAGGAAGATATGTACTTACACCTACTAGCTTTAATGGAAAAGGACTATATTAAGCTCTTAGATGACGAAGATGTCAGACTTTCACTCAGAAGTATACAATATGAGTACGTTACTAAGCCCGGTATAAAGACTAAATTCAGGATATTCGGTAATTACAGCCATATTGTAGAGGGATTAGTCAGAGCTGCTTGGTTAGCTAATCAGAAACACACAGATATTGTTATAGACTATGTATAAGTGTATAACAAAGATATAAATACTATTTACTACTCTATACTTTATGGTAAAGAAGACTTTTAAGATTAAGGATACAGAATATTTGATAGAAGAGAGTGAAATACCTTTAATTAAAGCTCTAGAAGAGATTAGAAAAGAACTAAGGGAGATTAAGAACAAAATATGACATGGACATTATGCACAAGCGGGGCAGCTATAAGCAAAGCGGGATTACACGCTAATTCAGTTATAGTTGCGAGTGGCTCTGTTCTTCTTAATTGGGCAACAGAGGCAGAGGGAAGAATATCTGCGGAGTGTCACACCGACGCTACAACCTTTACAGGTAAGATATTAACAGCTGCGGGGAATGTTTGTTCTTCTATGGTAGCTATGAATATAATTATGTGGGATACTACGGGATACTTAACTAGAGAAGCGGACACATTACTTAACGTAAATGACGAGATAATCACTAAAGGCATAGCTCAGATTAAAGATAAAACTAAACAGAGGTTAAGCACATAATGGTATTACCTTTAAAGTATCAAACGCAACCGTCGGCAATAGCTTCATATGATTATACAGACGTAGCGGACGGTACAGGGAATAGTACTTTTTACTTATGTTACACAGCGGATAATTCAGGAGATACTCTTATACTAACTAATGAGATACTCTACTCTACTGAGATAGATTATACTTACCAAATAGACGCTGCAGATAACACAGACGCAGCAAACTTAGACTTTAACTTAACAGCCTTTAATACACCTAGAACAATACAGGGTAACGCTACAGTAGAGATAGGAATGTCTTTGTACCAGTCTACAACAGCAGACGATAGAGTTTGGACTTACAATACTATTAACTTGTATAAGGTTAGTGGTGGTGTAGAGACTTTAATAGGTACAGCTGTAAGTGCTACAGAAGCTAATCCGGGTAGTGATACATCTACATATTATATTAATACTTTCTCTATTCCTTTAACACAAACACACTTTAAAATAGGAGATAACTTAAGAGCTAACATACTAGTACACGTAAGCGGAGCAGGAACTGCAGGGTGTGGTAGTGTAACAATAGGACACGACCCACAGAACAGAGATAATACTATATTACCTAGCAGCGAGGATGTAATTACTTCTTCTAGGGTTATAGTACCTTTCAGGATAGATTTATAATGGTAAGCACAGACATAACACAAACGGGAACGATAGACTTAGACGGCTCTATAACAGATTTCTCAGTAGATAGTAAGATACTAGATAGCCCAAGCCCTGAGGGTGAAACTGTTTACATGGATAATAATTGGTCTACATATTTGGGCTACTATAGAACTACTATGTTAAAAGCTCCGTTAGATAGTTTAGCTATTTGGTCTGTAGGTAAAGGTTACACAGCTGACGACAGGACTAATACAATACTAGATAACATAACAGGGAGAGGAGACGAGAGCTTCACAGAGATTTTATTTAATGGTTTTATTTGTATGAAGATTTCAGAGATAGGTAGCTTCGCAGAGATTATAAGAAATGATAACGGAACTCTAATAAATCTTAAACCTCTTAACACAGGAACTATGGCTGTAATTGAAAACGCAAAGGGTAGAATTATTAGATACGAACAAAGGATAGGAAAGAAGAAACCTATTACATTTAAGCCTGAACAGATATTCCATAGAACTAACGACAGACTAGGAGATAGCGGGAGAGGTACTTCTGTAGTAGAAAGTATTAAATGGATTATAGACGCACGTGAAGAAGCAATGAGAGATTGGAGAAGAATTAGTCATAGATCATCTGTACGTATCTTATATGTAGATGAAGATGACAAGACTAGACGTACTAACTTAAAGACAGATTATAAAGAAGCAATAGATAAAGGACAATTACTTATATTACCTATTAAGAAAGGAGACGGGGAGTTTGTAGACTTACAGCTACCGCCTGTTCAAGCCTTTACAGATTGGATTAGATACTTAGATAATCTATTTTATCAAGCTGTTAGAATACCTAAGACTATAGCTACAAGTGAGGGTACAACAGAAGCGGGTGGTAAAATGGGTCATGTAAATTTTGAGCCTATCTATACATGGGAACAGAAACAACTAGAAGATGACTTATGGAACCAATTAGCTATAAAGGTAAAGTTTAATAGACCACCTAGTCTAATGAATAATCTACAACAAGACGAACAGAAGAACGCAGGGCAAACAGGCTTTCAACCTAATGATGTAGAGGCGGGGGTAGGAGAATAATGACAACAAAAAAACAACCTTTTAAGGACAATAAGAACGAGATTAAGTACCACGTGGTTAATTGTTTAATCGCAGGTGGCTTAGTATTCGTAGGAACTATAGCAGACGGAAGTGTAACTAATACAGGTATCTTAGCCTCTATTGGAGCAGCTTTACTAGTATGCTTAATTAAGTTCAAAACTTATTGGGCTAGTCAAGAGGATGAATACACAAACAAAATTTTAACATTTATATAAAATGGTACAAGTAAAGAAGAAGAAAACTCAGGAAGAGGAAGCTAGAACTAAACGGGTTCAAGAGGGTAATGAGTTTATACAAAAAAGAGAACAGGCAACTAGTAAGGCTGCTGCCTCAGGTAACGTTAGTGTAAAGGCTGCTAGGAAACAAGCCTCTCAGGGAATTACTAGAGATTTAGAAGCTAAGAGTGCTAGAGGAGAACAGATTACAGTAGAAGAAAGTAGACAAGCTACAGAAGAAAGAAGAGCAGCATTTCAGAGAGGTCTAGATATAGCTACTAGTACACCCGAAGCTCCTGCAGGAGAACAACAGCAACAAGTAAGAGAGCCTAACGCTTTTAGAGATTTATTAACAGGAGAGGACTTTCAAAGATTTGCAGAAGAAAAGGGCGGTACTTCAATTCAGGGTACTCTACCTATAGGTATGGGTGGTACAGGTACAGGAGCTTTAAAGGCTTTATTCTCTAGAAAATTAGCTTTAAGGGCTGCTGCTAATAAAGGGATAAGTAAGAAAGTATTGTCTACAGGTACAGGAGCAGTAGGGGGTTTCTTTGGATTAAAGGCTTTACTTAGTAATCCTAGTAAACGTATAGAAAGCATTAAAACATCTACTACAACTATGGGAGAGACTATAGCAGGGTTTCAGACAGGCTTAGATGTAGGGTTAGACCCTGTAACAGTATTAGAAAATACAGCAGAGTTAAGGAGACAGTTAGATTTAAAGGAAGAGAACTTAAAACTTATGATGATACACTCAGCACAACAACAGGTAAACCCTGAGAAATCACAAGACGCTACAGAAGAAATAAACAAAATTAGAAATAAGATATTCTTAGCAGAACAGAAAGCCTTACAGAAATTAGCTACAGGTAGCGGAGAGTTTGATCCCGAAGAATATGAAGCATGGTTAGAAGATAGTACATTTGAGTTTCCTAAACAATTAATACCTAAAGAGAAAGGGGAAGTACCCTTTAAACCTTTAGCTAAGGAGGGAGTAGAATTTGAAACTGTATAATTATTTTATAATTGGTGTAGTAATAGGGGCAGCAGCAGCTCTATTCTTAATGCTTAGATAGAAAGATATATATACTTTAACATATAATTCTTAATATGGTAGAAGAAGAAAAACCAAAAACTAAAGAAGAAAAGACTTTGAGTATCTTAGATCAAATCAAAGAACAGAAAGCTGACTTAGATTTGAAGATAACTGAGATAACAAGGCTTAATGAAGAGACTAAGACATTAAGGGCTGAGGAGCTTTTAAGTGGTAGGTCTAATCAAACACCTGAGCCTGAGAAGAAAGAAGAGCAAAGCCCTAAGGAATATGCAGAAGAAATCATGTCGGGTAAAGTACCCGAAAAGGAATAATGCACTTAGATTTTGTGGCTGAGGGTATACTTCATCAGTTAGACGAATTTGAAACATGGATTAGTACTAGATTTTTCCCAATGAAATATAAAGACGCAGAGGGAAAAGAACAGACTACTTTAGTACAGGGAGCTTTGAGACCTAGAAGAGCTTATAGTTTTATATTCCCTGCTGAATGTTTAGATAGTGTTCTTAATACTTTAAACCCTACACCTTTTGTATCTAGGGTAGACGGAAAAGGTACACAAATGTTTCATAAATTGATTAATCTAGCTAGGAGAGTACTAAGGTTAAAACCTATTCCTAAAGAGAGAGACACAGCTAAGGGTAAGTTACCAATGCCTGAACATATCTTAAGAAATATTCGTATAGTAGGAATGGGCATAAGAGAGGATATGGATTTTGTGAATGAAAAGGGTGTTGAACAAGAAGCACTATAAAACTACGTATAACCCAAAAGTATATAAAGAACAGGCTTTTAGAATTAGCATGGCGAATGAAGCAATACTTAGAACTAGACTAGCTGACCCTGTTAATTTTACTTGTAATGATGATCACGCTATGGAAAAGGGGAGCATTGTATTTCTTTCAGGGGCTAGAACAGTCTGGCTAACTGCAGGAGACGGTAATCAAGTAATTGGTATTACAGCTAGAGAGAAGATTGCAGGAGACGGAAGAACTAGTGTGCCTGTATATTTAGACGGTATTTTTGATTGTGTAGTAATAGACGCAGTAACAATAGGCTCACAAGTAGGTGTGTCTGGAGCTAATATTCTTAAAGTTTTCACAGCAGGAGATAGTGAAGACGGTACTACCTTAGGTAATGTATTAGAAACATGTGCAGCGGGGACACAGACAGTACAAGTCTGGTTAAATAAGTAATATGGCTGAGACAGTTGAAATGAAAGACATAAGAGGGCTAGACGTAGATAAGTTAGCTAAAGGTTTCGCAGACCAAGACTACCAATTTAAGACAGAGTGTCAAGTATCGCCTATGACAGGTGATAGTATTAGGTGGTATTCTAAGACAGCAGGTACTTTAGACGCTACTTCACCAAGTGTAATTAAGAACGTAGCTCCATTATCACAACCTGATACACTAGAAGTATCATGGACTAGAAATACTAGCTATGTTAAAAAGTACTTTGTAGAGGGTTTTATTTCTAATGAAGATATTAAGAGTGCTGACATTGATGTATTAGCTACAACTGTAAGAGACTTAACTAGAGCTATAGTAGCTAGTGTAGATAAAGATATTTATAATGTAATGACAGAAGATGTAAGCGGTACACCTACACCTGTTAATACACAGACAGCAGCAGCAACTGCAGCATGGGACGCAGCAAGTGGACAAGACCCTATTAAAGATATTCTTAATGCACAAAGATTATTATTCGCTCAAAATTACGAGGCTATGAACGCTGTAATGTATTTAAATCCCTCAAATTATATGAGTTTAGTTACTTGGTTAGTATCTACTAAAGGATCAAGTATACCTAGTTTCTCTAGTGCTGTAGCAGGTGGGCAAAGAGTAATTGAATTAATGGGTATGAAGATTAAGGTATCTAATAATGTTACAGATAATTGGGCTTTAGTAGTAATCCCACAGAGAGCCTGTACTTTCAAGCAATACACAGGGACTTCATCAGGTATAGTAGACGATTTAATGATAGGTAAAAAGATACGTGTTAGCGAGGCAGGTATAGCATACCTAACAGACCCTAAAGCTATAGTACAAATCTCGGCGGTGTAAAATGGGCGAAAATGAAGCTCCAACACAAATTTCTAACTTCAATACTTTATTCTTAGAAGAAGCTAATGATACTACACCCACAATAACTCTAAGCGGGGCTTTATTTATTAGTGGTGGAGCATTAACTTATGTAGGTTTTGCAGGTACACAGACTACATTGGGGGCGGCATAATGGCAAGAGGAGATGTAGATGTCAGAGTAGTAGAAAATCCTACAGCTGCTACAGTAGATACAGCTTTAGCTGCTTCTTTAGCTGCTACTGATTTAAGTGGAGCTCACACTATAACTAACTTAGGACAACATATTATGATTACTACTGTAGGTGGTTTAGACGCATAATTATATAAAGTTTATATATTTCTAATTACTATGGCATTAGGTACTGTAGAAGTAGGAACGGGAACTGTGGGAACTAGATTTATAGATAAAGATTATCCACATGAGTATGGTTTAATAGCAGGTACTACACTTCAAGATGAAGAGGAGATAGATGACTAATGGGAGCTCAAGGAAGTGGTAGGAGACCTGATCCTAACAAAAGATACTTAGAACAAGTTCCAATAGGTAATACTGATACAGGTAGTATAACTATTCCTGACTATTCAGGTGTTAGTACACATAAGAGAACTCTTTCAGATTTTGACGCTAGATATGCTGCTAGTGGAGCCGGAGGTGGTGGAGACGCAGGACTTAATTGGCTTGTAGTATCTGGGTCTTATTTATTAACAGCAGACTTACCTACTACAGAAAC